CGGTGGATTGGCTAAATCAGCCACTTCATTGCTCCGACAACTGGTCGATGCAGGCACATTGTCCAACCTGCCGGGCGGTTTGAAGGCCCGAGGCTTGCGAATTAAGGGTGATGACACTCCAATCATGCCCGGTGAGTTCCGAGATGTGGACGTTCCGGGCGGAAGCATCCGCGATAACATTAGTTTCATGCCGTACAAAGAGCCGAGCAACGTTTTATACCAGCTCATGGGCGACATTGTAGAGGAAGGCCGCCGATTTGCGTCCGCAGCGGACGTTAAAGCCGCTGATATGAACGCAGAAGCGCCCGTAGGCACCACATTGGCCATACTGGAGCGGTCAATGAAGGTAATGAGCGCCATTCAGGCTCGATTACACGCCTCAATGCGCGTAGAACTGCGGATATTAAGCAATTTAGTGCGCGATTTTGGCCCAGAACAGTACCCGTACCTCGAAGGCGGCAAGGATTTGGTGTCACAGGACTTCGATGAGCGCGTAGACATCATTCCAGTCAGCGATCCTAACGCAGGAACGATGGCTCAGCGCATTATGCAGTACCAAGCGGCACTACAACTGGCTGCACAAGCTCCAGAAATGTACGACATGCCGTTATTGCACCGTCAAATGCTAGATGTTCTTGGTATTCAGGACGCAGACCAGATTGTTCCTACAGAAAAGGACATGAAGCCTACCGATCCTGTCAGCGAGAACATGGATATCATCAACGGCAAGCCGGTCAAGGCGTTTATCTACCAAGATCACGAGGCTCACATCCAGACCCATATGTCTGTGGTGCAAAACCCGCAGATCATGGAGATTATGGGCAAGAGCCCCAATGCCAAGAAGGCGGAAGCAGAGTTGGCTGCCCACGTTCAAGAGCATTTGGCGTTCCAGTACCGCACAGAGATAGAAAAGCAGCTAGGCGTGGAGCTTCCTACGCCCAACGAGCCGTTGCCTGAAGATATTGAGTACAGGATATCTAGGCTTGTGGCCCCTGCTGCGGCACAGGTTACCGGCAAAGCGGCACAAGAGCAGCAAGCTCAGCAAGCCCAGCAGAATATGCAAGATCCTATTGTTCAAATGCAGATGCAAGAGTTGCAGATCAAGCAGCAAGAGGTTCAGCAGAAAGCGCAGGCCGAGATGGCTAAGATCCAGCTAGAAATGCAGAAGGCTATGGTCAAGTCAGACCTCGACAGGGAAAGATTGGAGCAGCAAGAGCGATTAGAGACAGCTAAGTTGGGTGCAAAGATAGCTGAAACGAATACGAAAGAAGAATTAGAAAATGCAAGAATTGCTTCACAAGACCAAATAGCAGGCGCTAAACTAGGCGTACAGATTGCTAAAGAGGTCATGGGAGACAAGTGACAGAAGGACTAGACATCTTTGACTATTTAAGGTCAAATGTTAGAGAACAAATGAATAGCATTGCTGATCACATGAGTGGCGGTGCTTGCAGCACTTACGCAGATTACACTAAGTGCTGCGGAATAATTCAGGGTCTAGCTCAAGCAGAGCGAGAGATCTTGGACGCTAAGGCTCGATACGAGCAAGCGCAATAACGACTCTAGGCGTTTCCTAGTGCAAGCGACTTCGGGCGCAATCCCGATGCAAGGAGAAAATATGAGCGAAGCAGCTCAGCAGCTAGAGACTGAAGAGTCTCGAAACGCAAATCAGCTTCCTGACCCTAAGGGCTACAAGATTTTGATTGCGCTCCCAGATCCCGATTCGGAATACGATGGCGGGATAATCAAATCCAAGAAGACTATGCAAGAAGAGGAACTTGGTTCTATCTGCGGGATGGTTCTCAAAATGGGGCCGGATTGCTACAAAGATCCCAACAGATTTCCCACTGGCTCGTTTTGTCAAGAAGGCGACTGGATCATTATGAGGTCTTACTCAGGCACTCGATTCAAAGTCCACGGCAAAGAGTTCCGATTGATTAACGATGACAGCGTTGAGGCTGTAGTTGAAGATCCGAGGGGGATTGTGAAGGCATGAGCGAAGCAGCCAATACCCAAGATCTGGAGACCCAAGAGTCTCCCCAAACCGCAGAAGATAAATTCTTTGGCGTAAAAACCACGCACACAAAGCGCAAGGCCGACCAAGGCTCTGAGTCTAGTGAGTACGAGTTTGAAGTTGTTGATGACCGTCCTCCAGAAGACAGGAGACCTAGTAAGGCCGCGTCCTCTGAAGAGAGTGATGATGAAGAGCTTGGCCAGTATTCTGAGAAAGTTCAGAAAAGGCTGAACAAGCTTAAGTTTGATTACCATGAAGAGCGTAGACAGAGAGAAGCCGCAGAGCGCATGCGGGAAGAGGCTGTCAAGATTGCTCAGCAATACGCTAACAAGGCCCAAGAACAAGAGTCTCTTATTACTAGGGGCGAGGCTGCGTTAGTAGAGCAGATTCGAGAACGCGCTCAACTGAACCTTGAGAAAGCAAAAGACGGATATCGGAAAGCCTACGAAGAGGGCGATACCGATGGCGTTGTAAATACTCAAGAGCAAATGGTTAAGGCTCAGGCGGAGCTGGCTGAGATTGAGCGTTACAGAGGTAACATTCAGACTCAAGACCAGAATGCCCAAGCTTACCAACAACAAGCCTATCAACAGGAAGTTGCTAGACGAGCTGCTCAAAACGTAGCCGCTCAACAACAGCAACAACCTCAGGTACAGGTTACGCCTGAGGCTGAAGAATGGGCAAGTAAGAATACATGGTTCATGGCTGAGGGTCATGAGGACATGACTGCTCTAGCCTATGGAGCACATACGCAAGCCGTTAGGTCTGGCATTGATGTAAGATCTCAGGAATACTTTGATTACATCGATGGAAAGGTCCGAGCGGCTTTCCCTGATTATGACTGGATAGAATCAAGCGATACAGATGGCCGTAGCGCGTCCGTGACTACCAGTAAGCCCTCGACGGTGGTGGCACCTTCCGCAAGGAACAACGGTGCCAAACCGCGCAAAATACGGTTAACGGCCACTCAAGTAGCCCTCGCCAAGCGACTTGGGTTAACAAATGAACAGTATGCCCGACATGCCGAAATGCTCTAAAGGAGAAAGGTAATGGCAACAGAGCGCACCCCTAGAGAAAGCGACACGCGAGAAGAAGAACAGTACCGGCCAGATGATAGCTGGAACCCGGCATCTATATTGCCGACTCCAAAGCCTCAAGATGGTTGGGGGTTCCGTTGGATTCGGACCAGCATTTTAGGACAATCTGACAATACGAATGTATCTAGATCTTTCAGGGAAGGATGGCAGCCCGTAAAGGCTGATGATCACCCTGAGCTAGAGATTCAGTCAGATTACAATTCTAGGTTTCAAGGCAACGTCGAAGTTGGCGGTTTGTTACTTTGTAAAGCTCCTGAGGAGAAGATCAAGTCACGAACTAAGCACTTTGAGAATGTTGCTGCGAATCAGATGGAATCCGTTGACAATAACTTCATGCGTGAAAATGACCCCCGTATGCCGCTTATGAAACCTGAGCGAAATACGAGAACAACATTTGGCAGAAGTTAAACTCGAAAGAGTTGGCTTCTAGTTATCAAGGAGGCCAATAATGGCTACATCTGCAACCCCAACGGGTGCGGAACCTACTAATACGCTGAGTGCTAGTGGCTCTTTCACTGGAAAAGTTCGGCACATCAAAATAGCAAGTGGGTACGGCACAGCTATCTTTTACGGCGACTTCGTAAAGTTAGTAGCAGCAGGGACTCTTGAAAAAGAAACGACAACTGACGCAGCGGGTACGCCTGCATTCGTTGGTATTTTTGTCGGTGTTTCTTACACAGATCCCAACACCAACCAGAAGACATTCTCTCAATATTTCCCAGCATCTACTGCTGCGAGCGATATTATGGCGTATGTCGTAGACGATCCTAATGTATTGTTCCGCATGCAAGCGGACGGGTCTTTGGCCCAGACAAACCTTGGGAATAACATTGACGTAGCCTACACGGCTGGTTCAACAAGCATTGGTAGAAGTAAAAACGCTGCCGATGCAAGCACCGCAGCAACAACTGCAACATTGCCTTTCCGGGTTGTTGACTTTGTTGACGGGCCAACCAGCGCAGTAGGGGATGCTTACACGGACATCATTATGAAGTTCAATGTTGGGCATCAGTACGACAACACGACCGGCATCTAAGGAGAATTTGAGCAATGGCAATTTCAAGAGCGCAAATGCTAAAAGAACTCCTGCCGGGGCTGAATGCTCTGTTTGGTTTGGAGTACGAGAAGTACGAAGACGAGCACGCTCTCATTTATGAGACCGAAAGCTCTGATCGTTCTTTTGAAGAAGAAGTGAAGCTGTCTGGATTCGCTGCTGCACCTGTTAAAGCTGAAGGCGCTGCCATCAGTTATGACTCTGCACAGGAATCTTTCACGGCTCGTTACAACCACGAAACCATCGCTATGGGCTTCGCCATCACCGAGGAAGCAATGGAAGATAACTTGTACGACTCACTGTCGGCTCGTTATACCAAGGCTCTCGCTCGCGCTATGGCGTACACCAAGCAGGTTAAAGCGGTTTTTCCGCTTAACAATGGTTTCACCAATAGCTACCAGTCTGGTGACGGTGTAAACCTGTTCACTGCATCTGGTGACGGCGTAACTGGCGGTGATGGTCACCCCTTGGTTAACGGTGGCAAAAACAACAACCGGCCTGTAACGGCTGCTGACCTTAACGAAACGTCTTTGGAAAACGCAATCATCGAGATTGCTGCTTTCACTGACGAGCGTGGTCTGTTGATTGCTGCGCGTCCTCGTCGTTTGATCGTACCACCCGCTTTGATGTTTACGGCAGATCGTCTGTTAGAAACAACTCAGCGAGTTGGCACGGCAGATAACGACATCAACGCTATTCGTAACATGGGTGCAATCCCTGAAGGTTACAGCGTTAACCACTATCTGACCGATAGCAATGCTTTCTTCATCATTACTGATGTACCTAACGGTATGAAGCATTTCGAGAGAACCGCACTGGAGACCTCGATGGACGGAGACTTCGACACTGGTAACGTGCGCTATAAGGCGCGTGAGCGTTACAGCTTCGGCGTATCTGATCCGCTGGGCATTTACGGATCGCCCGGATCTAGCTAAACCTAAGGGGGGGCGCAAGCCCCCCTTTTTGTTGTATGCTTGTTTTATGCAGCCGGTTACGAGTGGAATCGGCGGGGGAAAAGGTGGGAACAGGATATAGCCTTTATGGCGGCGGCCCCAATAATAGCTTACGCTCTGACTCCAACCACTCACCAATTTAATCCTGACAGATGTTTCACGTGAAACACTGACACTAGCCAAGACAGGAGAACACAATGGCTAACACTACTTTCTCAGGCCCAATTAAGGCCGGAACTATTAAATCAACTACTGGCACGACAGTGGGTGAAGACAAAGCCAACGTCGGTTTTGTGCTTATGGCGCAGAGCGGAAACGTGGTTTTTGGCGATGACGGCACGACAACTGTTGTTGCGACACTTCCCGCAAACAGCCAGATCTTTCAAATTACAGTCGATGTGACCACCGCATTCGATGCTGGAACCACCAATACATTTGACCTTGGTGATGGCTCTACTGCAAACGAGTATGCAGACGCACTGGATGTTAGCGCGCAGGCTCGTGTTTTAGCGACATCTGACGTTTCGCAAATTGGAAACTTGGTCGACATCGGTACCTCTGACGTAGATGTGACGGTTACCTACAACCAGACTGGCACTGCGGCTGCCGCAGGTGCGGCCACCGTTACTGTCCTGTACGTGCAGAACCGTAACCTCTCATAAGGAGGTAACCCGTGGATAGTTTATCTCAAGTATTTCAGGGACATCGGCATGAGAGCGGCT